CCCCACAAGCTCCTGTACAGGCTCCTGTAGCCCCGGTTGCTCCTACGGCCCCAGTTACTACTATAAGTGGCATTATGGCGGCTAACAAGCCCACACCAGTTCAGTATCCTAATAACGCTGTAGCTATGTATAACGCAGCTCCTATGATGTCTAAAGCTGACATGAACGCCATTAACACGAAAGCCGAAGCTGCTAATATGATATACGATCCTGCCGCTAGGACAATGAAGGATACCTCTATTGCCTCTAGATTTGACCCTCTTGCTGGCCATAAAGCCCATGTTTATAGAATGGATCTGGCTAAATATGCTGGTGAATTAAACCCAGGAAAAGCCCTAGAAGATGCCCAGTTTAACGCAGAAATGAATGCAAAACTTGCCAGTATGGCCCAATAATATGAGACTTGACTATGAATGCAGAGTGGGTAAAAACACTAACTGAGTGCTATAAACAGGGCTATTCAGACGTCGAAGTTTGCAGAGAGTTAAGAATTACACTGAAGCAGTTTAATAAGGCCTACTCCGATAACGATGCCTTTGCTGAAATCGTAGACTTCGGACGTATGCTAAGCCACGCGTGGTGGATGGAAAAAGCCCGTACTAATTTAAGTGAGAAGGCTTTCAACACCTCGTTGTACGTAATGGTCATGAAAAACCGTTACGGATGGGCAGAGAAAGTGGAGGCCTCGCAGGTCGACAACTCTAGCCTATCGTCTGTGCAGGAACTGAGACAGCGTCTCGAGAAGGAGCTTCCAAAATTGGTGAAGACTCTCAGACCAGATCTCAGCGATGCCAAGTTGCTCGATGTACTACAGGAGCACGCACATGCAGCCGAATGATATAGACGCGTTGCTGGGCTCTATTAGTACTCAGTCGTTTAAGGACCAGGTGAAGGAGGTTGCTCCTTCCCTGGAACTTTCTGACAGCAACGCCAGAGCTATGCAGTCTCTAGTTGATTTGGTAGAAAGCTACCAGAACTCACTAGAAAATTCCGGAACTGGCAAGTGGTTTGTGGACGGCTCTGCGTATTCTATCGAGAACTGCCCTAAGCACAGTGCCTTTTTTACTGCATCGAAAGCCTACACAGAAACACTGTTCATAGCTGGTAACCGCTGCGGTAAGACTCTAGCTGGTGCCTTTGCTATGGCGTGTCATTTAACAGGTGACTATCCGAGTTGGTGGAATGGTAAGACGTTTGATAGGCCCATCAAAGCATGGGCGGCTGGGTCAGACGCTAAGTCCACTCGAGATACGGTACAGAAAGAACTGCTAGGATCTATCGGCAATTGGGGCACAGGTCTCATTCCGAAAGAGAAGATGGGACGTTTCTGGGCTCTGTCCGGTGTTCCGCAAGGTGTGGATACCATCGAGATTAAGCACTCCTCTGGAGGCATCTCTACTCTAGGCTTCAAGAATTACCAGCAGCAGTTATCTGCGTTTTACGGTACTGCGATGGATGTTATCTGGCTAGACGAGATCTGCCCTGCTGACATCTATAACGAATGTCTAATTCGTACTATGACCACTAACGGTATTATCTTCGTGACGTTTACTCCGCTCGAAGGCTTGACTCCGCTAGTCGTTAACTTCTTTAGCAAAGCTGACCTGCTAGCTGGAAGTAAGCCACTACTAGGTGTGTCTAACGAGCAGCCAGAGGACGATGGTACTGACTCCAGATTAGCAAGTAGGAAGGTAGCTAAGGCTATCGTTACCGCGGGATGGGATGACGCTCCGTGGCTGACAGAAGAATCTAAAGCTCGAATGCTTGATGATACGCCGCCTCATCTGAGAGCCGCGCGTTCCAAGGGCGAGCCTAGCATGGGATCCGGTAATATCTACCCAATCCCGCTGTCTGAAATCCTCATCAAGCCTTTTGAGATTCCGCCCTACTACGAACGCATATGCGGCTTCGACGTAGGCTGGAACAACACAGCAGCTGTGTGGTTGGCTAAGAACCCAGACACTGGCGTAGTGTATATGTACGACGAGTACATCAGAGGTGGCGAAGAACCGCCTGTTCACGCCTCAGCTCTTAAAGCTAGAGGCACCTGGATTCCGGTGTTGATTGATCCAGCTTCTCGAGGAAGATCTCAAGTAGACGGACGTAAATTGATGGATATGTATAGAGCTGAAGACCTGCTACTGTATCCAGCTAACAATGAGGTAGAGTCCGGCATTTTAAATGTGTGGAGTCACCTAAGCACAGGCAAGTTAAAGATATTTGAGACATTGCCTAGAATACAAAAAGAATACACACTGTATCGTAGAGATTTAAACGGCAGAGTTGTTAAAGAAAACGATCACCTACTAGACGCTCTCAGATACGCACTTAACATGATTATCAGAGCTATATCAAAGCAACAAGCTACTTCAGTCGGCAAGGGATTAAAAACCTATAGCACGTCAATGAAGTACGACATTTAAGGGATAAAGAATGCTAGCTAGCGAACAAGAGTTGATGACTAAGGCAGTAGAAGAGAGCGAAAGAGCTAAGGCCTCTGCGTTTGCCAGAGATAATGGCCTAGACGCTCTTGGTCAGCACATTGTCGACTTGCTTAAGAAGCGCATTAATAATCGTGCTGCTAAGCAAGAAGAGTGGACAGAGTGCGGCTACTTGTACTTTGGTAACATGTACGGCAACTCCTATCTAGGAGAGAACCCGTTCTTCGACCAGAAACAACGCAAGCGTCGTCCTGACTTTAATATTGTTCGCACTAAGTGTGACGCTGCTATCTCGCAGTGTATTGACATGCAGTTCGCTGTTAGTGAAAAGAACTGGGATCTGTGGCCTTCTGCCAATAGCCAAGACCCGACAGACAACATCAGATGTGCCCTTATGTCCGACGAGATTGAAACTCAGTTGGACGGAACTCGTTATGGCTTTCAGGCTCGTAAGGCCATGTTTGACAGAGTTGTCTTTGGTACAGGCATCCTAAAAGGTCCTGTAAACTGCGGTAAGTTGTCTAATAAATACGTACGCGATGAGTTCTCTGGCGTGTGGGAATCCCGCCCAGAGGTTATCTACAAGCCAACAATTGAACGTGTCGATCCGTGGATGTTCTTCCCTGACGATACTGTCAATGACGCTGATAAGATTAGTGACGCCGTGCAAGTGCACCCTATGTCTGCGTATGAACTAGCTGCATACAAAGACCACGACGGCTATGACGCCGCCACAATTGAAGAAATTTTAAAGACTCCGCCTACAGTTTATGCTACGGAGTACTTTCTCGAATACACCAAACTAGCTGATGCTAATCCGCGCCTGTTTAAAGACAAGTACTGTGTGATTGAATACCACGGCTGCATTACCAAGAAGCTGCTTGACGCTGCTGAAATTGAACCGCTTTATGATTCGCCTACAGAAGACTACTTCGGAGAAGTGTGGGTCTGTAATGGCAAAGTAATTCGTGTGGAGCTGGAAAACATTGAAGCTTCCTTCGAAACTCCTTACGCCATCTCGCAGTGGAGAAAGGATCCGTCAAGTGTGTTTGGTTTTGGTCATCCACTGTCTATGAGAGACCAGCAACGTGTTGTTACCCAGACCTGGAGAATGGTGCTGGACAATGCGTCTTTGTCGTCAGGTCCTCAAGCCGCCTTACAAAACCGATTCATTCAGCCCGCTGACGGTGAATGGGAGATGGCTCCCCGCAAAGTGTGGTATCTGACTGACCCGATGATGAAGGTTGGCGACGCTATTCAATTCTTTGAGACTCCGAACGTTACTAACGATCTGCTGCCTGTGCTAAATCTAGCACGTCAGTTCTCGGAAGAAGAGTCTGGCACTCCTGCTATTGCGGCTGGTCTGCAGTCTACACAGATGGGCAACTCCGCCACTGGTGATATGATTGCTGCTAAAGCTTCTACTACTATCCTAGATGCTCTTTCTGAAGAGTGGGATGACCAGGTTACACAGAAGATTATTCGTCGTATGTACGCATGGAACATGCAATACAGTACGCGCGACGAAATTAAAGGCAACTACATTATTGACGTACGTTCTGCCAACGAATACAAGAATAAGCAGATGAACATCCGTGACATTGAAAGACTGTCT